TGGCTAGACCGGATTTTTGATTTTGAATGTTGCTCATTTGATATCCCTATCAATTACTGAACATACATTGTATCAGGCATGACAATATTTGTCAAGTCTAATGCTTCGAATACTATATCAATGCCGTATATATCTATTGCATTTTTGACATCAAGCAGAGCAAATTGATAATTAGTTTCATTTTCGTCAACAAAGTCTTGCAATTCTGACATGTCTATCTCCAATTGATAATATAGACATATTATATCAGTGTATCAAAACTTTGTCAAGGCTTATAGAAAACGAATATCGGTTCGTATTTCAACCACAGATTGTTTACCTTACAAAAGTTTTTTGTCTTGGGTAGACCTGTCTCTGCATCAGTACGATTGTCACCTGGCATCTGTGCTAGTGCCATCTTCAGTTTACCTTTGTATTGTAAACCAAACTCTTCAAGAAATTTAATTGAATCTTCTTCCAATGGTAAAGATGTTTTATCAAAGATCACATCGGCAATATTCCACAACAAGAATCTATCACGTTTCAAATACTCAGCACATGTTTGTAATGTCTGACGTAGAAAACCATCACGCCATGATTCATAATCACCAAACTTTTTGTATGACTGTGCATCATCTTCTGAGTATGCTTCTTTAATAAAGTATGGTGGTGAAGTAAAGATTAAATCCAACTTACCTTTGTACTTTTGAAATGCTGGGTCTTTGTGTATCTCTTCAGAGCCGTGCTGAAAGATTTCGTATGTGTGTGTCTTTGGAAACAAACCCATACCACGATACGTTTTTGTATTAAAAAAGTCTGCTACCTGATGATACTTTGTTCTACCATCAGATGTGTTGTGATCTGTGTTAGGGTCCGTTCCAATGTAGTGTATGTTACGACCGTCATCAATAGACATTGCACCAAGCAGACGGCCACCCCAACCCGCAGATGGGTCGTAGATGGCAATCTGTTCTTGATTCTTAAATGGTTCCGTGTATCGTTCGTACAAGTATTTGGCTGTTAATGGAGGAAAGTTGACCGCATACTGACAAAACGACACACGGAAAGCCTTGAAGCCTGAAGGAAAAAGTTTTCTACCTTTTTCATACAGACGAATTCTAAATGTGTTCACACCTTCTTTGGCATCAATGTTTGTTAGACATCCAGCAGGTATATTTAAATCGTTAATTTCATCACGTGAAAGCATCATTTCAATATTTTTTGCTTCTTTCAAGTGAAGAATGTAACCTGTATAATCTTCTTTCTCCGTTGGGTCTAACCAGTAGTCATGTGTACCATAACCACGTGCAACAGATTCAAACCAATCAACAAACTCTTTTACTGTGTAAGGTATAAATTGTGTAGTTCCAATCTCAATTATTTGACCAGCACGAACTGGCATCGAATGATGATAGAAGGAATCTCTTTTAAAATGCCTTGTTGCATAAATCAAAAAGTTTTCTAGCAAATCATCACGTGCAAAATAATCATAGATCGATTTACCATTCTCCACCTTCTTAGAATAGTTAATCTTAGTTTTCATCATGGTTGGAAACCATTGATTGACGGCATTACCAACAAGGCTGGTATTACGAATCACATCTTTTTCTTCTGTCAACTCATCAGTCTCTTCAAACTTCCACACTGGAAATGAAGTCATCTCATTGAACTGATCAATAATTTCTTGTTCGTCATATCCCACACGTGGTGGTTGACCGTTTACATCCCAATTATGAACGATTTGTTTACGTAAGTCTACAATCCATTGACGAAACTCATCTTTGCTCATTACCAAGACTTCATCAAATGTTTTATTGATATCTGATTGTAGAAACTCTGTATTTCGTTCGTAAAAGTATTTCATCCTGCTACATTCCAATAAAGTACATCGTGTGATTGACCGTATATGTTGTGATAGTTTTTCATGACACTCCAACCCTTTGCGTCATATGTAGGTGCCGATGGAAATGGCGGCACATCTTTATCTTTCACCGGTTTATCAAACTTGTATGGTGAAACATGATGAATGGCACGGCCGATTTCTCTATCAGACATCTTGTGTCCAACTTGAACTACATGTATTGTAGCATCAGGCCATGCTAATTGCAAGCCTCTTGTTAATGTACCTGACGATCCCACCGACCAAACTTCTTTTGGTGTGAATGGCAGTGTTCTAGCAACTTTGATTATCGATGCAACCACTGTATCATGATACAAACCAAGAGGTAGTATTGCTCTTTCTTCTGGTTTTTCTGCAACGTATTTTCTAGCACGTGATTCAGTTACATTCAGCATACCAGATGAAACCCAATGATATTCAGCACCCAACTCTATGCCTAACTTTTGATATGGATGTAACTTATCCATACTACGTTCGGCCATAAACAATATAGTTTTTTTGTCGTATCGTTTACATATCACAGGCAAACTTATTTGTGCATATCCAGTGGCAGGTGATGAACCGTACACCCATTCTTTGATGTTTTTATTTTCAGGTGCATGTCCTACAAAGTAATCTGCAAATCTTATCTTGCTACCATAGTTTAATAGATCATCACGAACAACAGTGATACCATCATGTGATTCAAGAACTGGTGCTGGATTTGGGTCTTGCCAATCACCAATCATTTCAAGATAATCTTCAGGTGTGAATAACATTATTTCTTTTTATTGTTTCTAATAATTTTCTTTACAAGTTTGTTTGCCTTTTGCTTTGCCATTCTAAGTGCAAGAGGTTTTACATAGCTAGTATAACGTATTCCATTCAAATGGTCAAGTTCATGAAGGTAACAACGTGCAGACAAACCCTGTAACATTGCCTCTTTATATTCTCCAAATTCATCGGTGAATCCTACCTTGATTGATTTAGGCCTTTCAATATTCAAAAACAATCCAGGTGAAGATAGACAACCTTCTTTACCCCTTTCCCATTCATCATCTTCGTCTAATACTTTTGGATTGATGCACACTAATTGAAACTCATCTGTGCCAATCACAAACATTCTTTCTGCAACACCACATTGATTAGCAGCAAGACCTAAACCAGAATATAGTTTCATGGTCATCTTCATTCTCTTTGCTAACGTTACCATTGCTGGTGCTGGAAATCCACCAGTGTATTCTGGTATTCTTTGCTGAAGCATAAAGTAGTTATCGTCAAACACTTGCAGTGGTTGTATCTGTTCTACTTGTTGTATGCCAGCAGCAGTATCAATTGTTAGTATTTCACTCATTTCATTATCCTCGAAAAGTTTTTGACTTTCTCAAATCGTATTGTATTCATAAATTTATCTTGTAGTATGTCACCCTTATGGCTGATAACAAACAAGTTTACTCCATCAAGTGTGTGTAGTATCTTCATCAAATCTTCTGTACCACTGGTGTCTAGGCTTGAATCAAACACTTCATCTAGTATCAACAGATTGGTATTGGTAGAGTTCTTCAGTTTTGCTACTGCTCTCCATGTCAACATCAATGCCATATCGATACGCTGTTTCTCACCTTCTGAGAAGTTGTGATAACTAAAGTCATCACGATGTCGTGACTTGATTGTTTCTTTGAAAGACTCATCAAGATTGAAGTTTACAAAAAAGTCCATACTGGTAAGATACTTATTCACCAGTTTGTTTATCACAGGCAAATATTGTTTGATGATATTGGTTTTGATACCAGTATCTTTCAACAAAGTTGATGCTACATCAAGATAAGTCTTGTCAATCATCAACTGCTTTAGTTCTTCTTGTGCTTCTTTTATCTGTGTCTGAATTGTTTCCAATTCATTTGTGTCTGTGTTGCTTACTTTTGGTGTTCTGAGTTCTTTGATTTCTTTTTCAAGTCTCTTGATTGTGTCATTCAAGCCTTTGACGCTTGTGTTTGTGGTTGCGATTTGAACACGAACATTAGACAGTTCTTTGTCTTTCTCACGCAGTTCAGCAACAATATTTTCTTGTTCTGTTATCTTTGTTTGTAGTTCTGTTAGACCACTTCTGAGTTCGTGTTCTTTTGTAGCAAGTTCTGTGAGTTGCCCCTCTTTAAACTCCAAGGTAATGGCTTGCCTACAGGTTGGGCAATCAGCATTGTGTTCATAGAAACTTCTATCATTTCCCACTTTGGATATCTTACTCTCAATCTGTGACTCAACTTTTGTAAACGCAGCAATCTTCTTTTCATTTTCAGGAATTTTCGCACAGATTTCGGCAAGTGCTTTCTTTGATTGCTCCAGATCGTCAATCTCTCCACATAGGGTGCGTATTGTTTCTCTGTGCAGAAGTATCTCTTTCTCATATTCATTTACCTTTGATTCAATATCTTCGTTAAGTTTATCTTGATACTCTTTTTTGAGTTCATACTTTTGATCAAGAAGTGATATCTCATTCTTCTTGGCTACGGTCAAGTCTTTATTGTTTGACAGTCTTTCTTTTACCAGACTGTTCATTGTAGAAAAGATTTGAATGTCTAACAAATCTTCAATGATTGCACGACGATCAGCAGCAGACAACTGCATGAACGGTGTAAAGGATGCTGAACCAAGAATAACGATCTGTGTGAAAGACTTGTAGTTTAGTTTGAGAATAAACTTCTCTAAGTAGTCTTGATAATCTCTTACAGCCGCATCTTGGTTCAGCAAAACTGCGTCTTGGTATATCTCAAACACATTCGGTTTGATACCACGAACAATCTTATATTCTTTATTACCAATTGAGAACTCAATCTCAACTACACAATCACGACCATTAATACTATTTAACAAATTGGGTTTGTTGATACCACGAAAGGGCTTACCAAACAAACCAAAACACAAAGCATCAAGCATCGTTGACTTACCCGAGCCATTCGTGCCTACGATGAGTGTATTTGGATTGCCGTTTAATAGTATTTCAGTAAAGTGATTGCCAGTTGAAAGTAAATTTTTCCAGCGTAATCTTTTAAATAATATCATTCAGTTTCGGTGCTTAATGCTTCCACATAAAGTTCTTGCATAACTTGCTTTAGTTTATCAGATTCTACATTAAGTGTCAAGTTATCAATGTACTTTGAAAGTATGGTCATTGTATCTTCGGCACGGTCTACTTGTTCTTCTTCGGCATTAGTTTCTATGTCAGTGAAATCTTCTACCACAGATATGTCTGCCGCACCAGCCTTGTACAAATTATCTATTACGACATCAAATAAAAATGGATTTATTTTACACAACACAACAACTTTGACATAGCAACCCTCATACACTGAGTAATCAAAGGTACGATAGTGCTCTGAGAAATGTTCCAAATCATCTTTGTAATTTAATTTATAGAACATTCGATATGGGTTTTGTATGAACTCTAGTTCACGTGTATCAGTATCAAAGATATGAAAGCCACGTGGGTCATTATAGTCTGACCAAAACATTTCATATGGTGTGCCAACATATGTGACAGAACCATCTGAAGATTTGTGGTGAAAGTGACCAGTAAGAACTACATCATACTTGTTTAATACACTATGATCTAATCCTTCATGATGCACTATGCCGGGTTGAACTTCAAAGCCTGCTAGTTCAAAATGACCAAAGCAAATTTGTGATTTGGAAGATTTTATTTGAGAAAGAATTTCACTTTCGTTGTCATCACATAACCAAGGTATAATGTCAATATCGATGCCGTCAAAATCAACTGTACTAAAAGAATCGTATATAGTAATATTATCATATTCGTTCAGTAACAGTTGAGATGAATTTACCTCTAACGTATTCTTGTATGCGACATCGTGGTTGCCAAGAAGAGTAATGAACGTGATGTTGTTTTCTCTAAGTTTATCAAAGAAATATTTACGACACAGATAGAGTGAATTGAAGTTAATAAACTTACGGCGGTCGAATAGATCACCAAGTTGTACAACGGTTGTAACATTGTGATCCTTTAGGTACGGAAAAAATACGTTATCGTAGAACTTCTCAATGTATTTATGAAATTCTAACGAATCATTACGCATTCCGAAATGCGTATCACCAAGTATGCATATTTTCATACTTAAATTATATCATCATCTAAGAAGTTGTCAAGCCCAACCAACTTCTTTACCTTCTTTTTCTTCTTGTTCTCTTCAAAGTTGTGAATGAATTCTGAGATGTTATCGTACAACTCAAATTGTTTCATGTTGCCGTTTTCATCTTCGTACATCTCACCCTCATCCAACAGACCAAACTGTTGGGTGGCTTTATACTTCACATACAACTGTTTTTTCTCACGCATGATTCGGCGTAGAAAAGCATAATAAATTATTTGGGTGAAATAGGCAAATGGATTTTTAGACTTGGCAGGATCAAAGTTACGAAAATACATTAGACAGTTCTCTACACCATCTGATATCATCTCATCACGATATGTGTATGAGATAAAGTTTGGCTTGCGTGATAGATGTTCTGCTATCTTTAGAAAACATTCTCCAATGTAATCTGGTATCTTTGGTTCTGTTTTATTGTTAGTCTTTGCATCTTCACAATCTGTACGATACTTAATAAGTGCCGCAAGAAAGTCTGCATTGTTTACATAATGTTTTTCGTTAGCCATTTATTATTCTCTCATTCTGTTCTGTAGGCTTGATTGATGGTTGTCGAACTTGCCCTTTTTTTAATCAACTCTTTAATACTTTCATCTTCACTTTGGTTTTTGTACGGCGCAAATAAGGCACGTTCTCTAGTTGAAATGCCTTCTCTTGGCTCAGTCAAATAGTAAATGTTAAGACTTTTACGTAGAACATTTGATGGTGCTTTGATTTCATCGGGCAATCCATGCCAAGAATTTTGTGTTGTATCAAATATAACCGCACGATTAAATTTAACTTCAACTTTACTTACACATTCTTTAGGCATTTGTGTTTCTTCATCATGTGACCATAATTGTAAAGCACCATCCCATTCTGACTGCCACTGTGACAAATAGATAATTAGATTTGCTCTACGTTCCATTTTCAGTTTAGGATGAATAGAATAATCTAAATGAACATTCAGTTTACCACCACCTGGTGTAACATGCCATCCACCACCATGTAATCCCATATCAGGTTTCACATTATCAACACCAATGATATGCTCAATCTTTTCTATAAACTCTGGTGTATTCAGAAAGGTAAAAGTTTCATATGTAAGTGCTGGAAATAGATTCCAATCTGGCGTTAGTCTTTTATTTTCTAAAGGATTTTTGTATATGTTCCAGACATCATCATTGTTGTAGTCTGGAAACTCATTTGCTAATTGCTCTGCAATATCTTCTTTAAAAAAATTATCGATGACAGCGTAATTAAATGGTTGACCTTTCTTGTACTCATCTCTTAGAGTATTTAAGTCTAATTCATTGATAAGATTTCTCATACATTTCTATCTTTCTATTGTAAAGTTCAACCAGCCCATCATGCATATCACCATATATTTTTTTATAGTTTGGATAACTTACTGGAAATTTTTTAACTGTGATGTTTCTATACAAAATATTATGTAATGAAAACAAACGTTCATTAACAAATGGAAAACCTGGAACTTGATGACCATTGTAAGATATTGTTTTATCATACATATAATACTTCATTTCGCCATCATTTTCAATGATATTGAGGCATTCATCAAGAAAAATTATGAAACTTCTCCAGAACTTTTCATTGCCAATGAAGTAATTACAGGTTGCAAAATCTTCTGGATGGTAAACAAAATCTTCAATTCTACGATCTATATTCAATTTCGGAAGTAATCTATTACAGAAATCAATCATACCTGGAACCCAAATATCACCTTGAGTCCATATGTTGGTATGAGTGACAGCAACATCAAGAAACGGATCGATGTGATATACATCATATCCTGAGTTATCTAAAATCCAATCACGAAATAATTCAGGTTCAAGATGTGTTTTCTCCATCCAACGCCAAGATAACAAACCCCAATGTGCATCACTACTTTTATGTACCTCATAGAGTTGTTTCCACATTGGATACTCTCTAAGAAGTGGTTTAGGATTATTCAGATTGTTGTATGGAATAAAAACAGGATTTAGTTTATTCAGTTGTTCTTCACTGTAATATGACTGATACAGAAACAAATTCATCGTATCATATCCTCAATCATTCTTTCTTTATTATACAGGGGTTCATAACCCAATGCTTTTAGTTTCTCTGCTTTCATCCACATAGAAAGAACTTGTACCGTCTTATGAAATTCTGGTTGTGGAATTGTATTGAATTTGCTTTTACTATGAGTTATCTTTTTCGCATACTCCAGCATTTCAATAAACTTAATTGGCTCATTGTTGCCTATGTTATAGATTGTATCAAGTTCACCTTTATTTAATACAATATCCAAAGCACGGCATACATCAGTTACATGAATGTAGTCACGCAACATATCACCACCTTCATACACATTGATGTCATTGTTAGCTTTGATTTCGTTAATCAAATGTTGAAGGGCATTCTTTTTAGGTGATGCTTTAGGATCACCATATCCAACTACATTGGATAGTCGTAGAATACGATACTTGATGTTGAATGTCTTACAGTAACAGATCAGTAACTCTTCTGCCGCTCGTTTGGTAATTGAATAGAAACCAGATGGATGACACACAGATTCTTCAGTAGCAGGCATCTCAGTGTGACCGTATACAAACCACGAACTGACAAAGTTAAATGTCACATCTTTATCTTTACATTGTTCTAACACACGCATCAGGGTGATCAGATTCGTTTCAATGTCAATATAAGGATTGACTTTCATGTTGTAGTTGGTAATTGTCGAAATGAAATAGAGAATGTTCTTTGACTTAACTGTATAGTCAATCTTATCGTTTACAATACAATTTGGATAATCTTTAACAAACTTTGATCCAATGAAGCCATGACCACCAAATACTTGCAACTCATTTACCATTTCTTCATTACCTCTTCAAGATACTCAAACACTTTTTCATTATAAAATGGAGGACAACCTAAAAAGAAAACGTGTGATAATGCTTTGTTTGAGTTTGGATACTTGCTGTAATCATCAAGATGTTTGAAGCCTGGGTGCAACAAAATATTACCTGCAAAGTATGGTCGTGTCTGAACTCTGTTTGCTTCAAAGAAATCAACCATGAATTCTTTTTGTTCTTGTGACTCACATAGAATAGGCACACCAAACCATGATGGGTCTGCTTTATCCAATACTTTTACTGGTGTGATACCAAAATATTTCACAAGCATATCTTCGATTCGTTTCTTGTGCAGTCGGCGTTTAGTTTCAATCTCATCAATCTTCTGTAACTGAGCAAGACCAATTGCACCTTGTAGATCAAGTGGTTTGATATTGTATCCAGCATGTCTGAAGATATATTTGTGGTCGATGATACCATCATAGTTCTCTAACCAATTAGAGAATCGTTTACCACATGTGCCACACGGCAGCGTGTTATTAACTCCTACACAATAACAGTCACGACCCCACCATGAAATACTTCTTACTGTTTCAATAAAGTCTTTGTCGTTAGATGACACCATACCACCTTCACCAGTGGAGATGTGGTGTGCTGGATAGAATGAACATGACCATGAGAAGTACAACTCATTGATTAGTTTGTCACCCCACTTTGTACCAAGTGAATCACAGTTATCACCAATCAATAAAATGTTATGACGATTGCAAATGTCAACAATTCTATCCATGTCGGGTGGATTAGCCAACACAGGTGAAACAAAGATTGCTTTTGTTTTTGGTGTAATCTTTTCTTCGATTAGGTTGACATCAAAGTTTAGTGTCTCAAACTCAATATCAATAAAGACAGGCTTTAGATTTGTTTGTACGATGGGTGCAATTGTAGTTGCAAACCCAACTGGAGATACAATGATTTCATCACCATCATTCCATTTGAAATGATGTTTCAAGGCAGCAAGCATAGCCAGATTTGCTGAACTACCAGAGTTCACCATGTGTGAATAGCCAACATTGAATCTTTTGGCAAACGCTTCTTGAAACTTAATTACATTCTCACCAGATGCTATCCAACCACCAGTAAGAAAAGCAGTCATTGCTAATTCAATTTCATTATGATCCCAATACTGACCAGAATAAAGAACATAGTCTTTTTCTGAATTGAAGTTATCATAATTTTGTATATACTTCGGCTTAGCAAGTCTGCTAACCTCTTTAATCATATTTTCAATCATAACAAAAAAATCCCTTAATGTAATTTCTTACTTTTAAAATCTTCCAAAAAATCTTTTAATTGTTCCGACAATTCATGACCCTCTGATTCTTCAGTTTCATGTTCGTCTAATAATTGTTGAAGTAATTCATCAGAATCAGCCATCTCTTTTATGGTGCGTTCAACTAACTTATCATAATATTGTATCATTGTTTCTTTTGGTTCAATAATAGTAATAATGTCTGAAGAGTATATCAACGCAGAGTTTTCTTTTATCAGTTCAACCGGCAACCAAGGCATCATCATCATTACAGTTTGACCTGTAGGCATACGACGAAAAACCAAACGCATTGGGTCATTCAATTGAATTTGATCCGAATCTTCCTGCTCAAACATAGAAGCCATAATATCTTCACCCGTCTGCATTCTTATGAGTTTTACGTTATGCATTCTTGACCTCTATATTGTAGAATTTGTACTTAAACTTCTCATCATCGTATATTTTAACACGTTCTTGTAAATGGCGCAATGTAAAATTAACATGTTTGCCTATACGGAAATCATCTGCTATGTCGTAGAGGATTGCTTCGGTTTTGTTTTCTCCAATTCGCAATCCTCTGCCGATTGATTGTAGATTTCTAACTCTTGATTTAGATGGAGAGGCAAAGATGACGTTATGAAGATTGCGTATATTAATGCCGGTACTAAAAGTGCCGTAAGAAGCAACAATAATAGCATCGTTTTCCTTTTCTGTTATTGCACGGACTTGCTCACGGATTTCCACATCTGTTCCACCATACACAAAAAAAACATGCCTGTTATCAGCTTTTTCTTCAATGAGTTTATGAAGGTGTTTACCATGTTTCTCTACCAGATTAAATAATATAAGTGAGTTACCCTCTAGTGATAACGCTAGATTACGGATGAATTCATTTCTTGCCCTACTACTAACTATGTAGTCTATCTCAGATTGGTAATCCCATTCACGGGACATCTTACAAATGTTGTCTGGATACTTCAATACTAAACACTTGATACGAAAGTCTGCAAGTTGTTTGTTCTCAATTAGTTTGGCTGTAGTGGTAGACTGATATACAGGACCGAACAAACCTTCCAACACTAGCTTATGTGTTTGTGTACCGTCAACTGTACCAGTGCAACCAATGCGATAAGAGGCATTCTTCAGACCAGTCATGATAGTAGTCAGTGACTTTGCTTTGAACTGATGTGCTTCATCACCCAAAACAAAATCAAACTGCTCAAAGTATTCTGGCGGATTCTTATAGATAGATTGCCATGTGGTGATAGTTAGAAACTTATCTGTATGCTTGTCTTTTCCTGAATACTGTCGATGGGCATACTCTGCGGCATCGTAGCCATATGATACAAAATCAGCATACATTTGCTCAACAAGAGAAGTTGTAGGAACAATTAGCAGTCCTTTCTT